CGCGGAGCCTTTGGGTCAGGCCCGGCGGCATCTTCGATGCGCTTGCGCATCCGCTCCGCCTTGGTCTCCGGCAGGGCCTTGTATTCCTGGCCGATGACCGCCGCGTCCGCGCGGAATCCTGCCTCGTTCTTGGCCACGGGTTCCACGGTCCAGACCGTGTCCTCGCCGGTGAGCGGCTCGTGCACGATGACGTCAACAGCGGGCACCCGGTAAGGATTGACCACAACCTGGACGCGCATGCCCGGCAAGATGCCGTTCACCCATCTGAGATCGTAATCATTACGGCCATATCCCTTGATGGCGTGCGTAATCGAAAGATCATCCTGGACCTTGGTATCTTTGGGCCTCGTGGTCACCAGCTCGCGGCAGAGAGCAAGCGGCGGGGCCTTGATGAGTTGATCCTCGGTAATGGTCATCCACACGTCGTTTCGCGGCTTGCCGGTGCGGGTATGCGGAACTCGGGCGTTGACATGCCGACGCCACTTGTCGGCCAGCTCTTGCAACTCCGCCAGCGAGCCGACGCGCCGGAACCGCAGCCGTCCCTCAAAGTGGGTCTCCACCAAATTGTTGGCTTGTTCCACGCTCCCCTTGGCCCGAGGGTTGCCAGCAGCGTGTGTGTCCCAGGCCACGCCCAGGCGCTCCAGCAGATTGATGAACAGGTGCGCGGTGTTCGCCGAGCCTTTGTCCATGTAGAGCATGCGGGGAACGCCGTGCATGGGGTCATGCGGACCGCGTTCGGAGATGGCGTCCAAAAACACGTCCACCAACCCCTGGGCGGACTCGCCCGCGGCCTGCACGTAGCGCACATAGATGGTGCCGCTGTAATGGTCAGTGATGACGTAGCGCCAGACCCGTTCGTTTTCGACCTTGACGATATTTTGCAGTTTGTTTTTGTAGAATTTTTTCGCTTCCATGCACTGCATGCCGCCCTTAGGTAGGTAGAATAGCACGCAAAGCGAGGGGTCCACCTGCCAGCACCAGTTCGGGTGTAGGCTCCGCAGGTGGGTGTGGGGCTTGGTGAGCAGCATATTCGGGTGGCAGCCATAGGCGCGCATGGCGCGTGACAGCGTGCAGGCACTGGGCATAGTCACCTCGCCGGTGTCCGGATTGACGCAGCCTTCGCCGTTCTCGGCCAGGATCTCGCGTATCTCGGAGATCGGCAGCGTCCGCTTGCCGTGGGCGCGGGTGGCCACGTGGTGCATATGCGCCGCCTTGACGGCCAGTTCTTCGGAGGTCATCAGGCGCCCCGCATTGGCGCGCCGCTTGCGCCCGCTGCTCCAGCCGATCTCCTTGAGCCTCCGGTAGACCTGCTGCCGTGAGCAGCAGAGCGTCCGGCGCGCCTCGTCCACCAGCTCAGACCGCTGCCCGTGCGGCGTCTCGTTCAGCCTCGCGGCCAAGTCGCGCAGCAGGTCCAGCTCGCCCAGGCGGGCCGCAGCCGTCCGGTTGGACGAGGCAGGCATCAGTGCAACCCTCCAAAGGCATCCGTCACCTTGCCTGCCTCATGATCGGCTTTCGCCTCATCGCGCAGCCACTCGGGCTGTACAATGTCCGCAAAGTCCACAGGCACCCCCTGTTCCGCCAGGGCCGCGCCGATGTCCTCGCACAGCACCTGCGCTACCTGCATGGCGTAGCTGGCCGTATGCGCGGAGATCCCCTCCGTCTCCGTGACCGTCTCGATCTGAGCCAAAAACTCCTTAAATTTGGCCAGGGTTTCGATGTGCAGACCGTTCAGCTTCTTGACGGCCTCAGCCTCCCGTTCCAGGCGCAGCTCCGTGTCCGCGTTCTTGGGCAGGCTCTTGAGCTTGGCTAGGTCGGTCTCGGCCTTGTCCAGCCGCTGCTGCTTGGCCTGGAGCACCTTGTCCTTGGCCTCCATGTCTGCCTTAAGATCGGCAGCCTCTTTCTTTGCCGCCGCTTTTTCCGAGGCGTGCCGCGCGGCCATGTCCTGGAGGATGTCCAGCACCTGTTCGCGGCTCTCGCTGGCGATGGCCTGCTTGACCACCTCCTGCTCTTCGGGTGGCAACGCCTTCAGGGCGCGGTAGTCCTTGGCCCGGAAGCCGATGCGCTCGGCGGATTCGTAGAGGTCGGAGCCGAGGGTGTGAAGATTTTGGGACAGCTCCAAGCAGCGATTGTAGGACTTACCGAGCTTGACCTTGCAGAATTCTTCAAAAGTCCCGACGTGTCGGGTAACTCCATCGGAATCTTTGTACGGCATCCCTTTGTATTGCTTTGACGAGCGCACTTCGGTGAAGATTTGAGCAATGGCAACTTCCCCGACGCGTCGGGTAAATTCGATACCCTCAATGCGCCCAATAGCCTTATAAACATCCTCGGCATTGAGCACCGCCTGATCTGCCACAGCAGCGGAGTTCTGAATGTTTGCCAGCTCCTGAGCGCGGGCTGGCGTGATTTCCGGGATGGGGTCGGTGCGCGGCTCGTCGGCGTGCATTTCGCCGAGTGTTGTAGCTTCGTTATTCATTTGTCCCTCCCTACATCGCCCCGGCCGCGACCCGCTGGTTGATTTCCATGAGTCGGGCCTGGGCATTGGACATTGCGTTCGCGTGACGTTGTGCGGTCTGGAGCATGCGCATCGACGGGGTCCAACGGCCTGTTTCCAGCCTGCTGGCCCAGCCGCAAGCTTCCAGCCCTGCCAAAGCCCGGCTGACATTGACCGGGGTTTCGCCCAGCGCCCGGCTGATCTCCGCGTTGGTCACCCCTTGGATGGAGTGATGTGACAGCATTTCCAGAATGCGCAGGCCGCGCCGCAGCGTTGTGCCGCCAGTGTTTTGGCTCATCTGGCCCCTCCTTGGTGTTTTTTGTGGGGTCCGGCGCCTCCTGCTATGGTCGGGGCAACGCCAATCACCCGTGCCGCACAGGAGGAACCGGAAATATGTTGGACACGCTTGTCCCCATCATCGCCACAGGCGTCTTCACGCTCGCTGGCGTCTTCCTTTCCGCTGTTCTTGAGCGCTGGAGAAGCCGCGAAAAGCGACTGCAAACGCTTTTTGACAAGAAGGTCGAGACGTACACGTACCTGGTCCGGCAGGCCCACAAAATACTGGTCGATGTGGTGAGCGACGGCGACAGTCAGCGCGTCATTGACGGCGGCATGAAGCTGTTGGACGAACTCGGAGACTGTGCTCTTTTCGCCAGCAGGGAGGTGACTAACCTGGCCCTGGAACTCGCGACACTCGCGGCCCAAGGCGGCGTGAAGATTGAGGACAAGCGGAAGGCGATTGGAGCGCTTCAGCGCGAACTTCGCAGCCGCTGCCAGGAGGAACTCGGGATGGCCGAACTTTAGAAACGGCTTGCAGAACAGCAGCCTCACCGGCAGGCCGCCGGCAATCTCCGGATTCCAGGCACTCCCGGTAGCCTTGAGCATGACGTTCCGCCGCTGTATGGCGGAAAGGCCGACCAAGGAAACCCGTGTGCTATCGCTCATCCTATTTGCTCCCAAATCTTGCGTTTTTGCTTCGCCCGTTTTTTTTCTTCCGCCACCATCCGGCCCAGTTCGTAGTAGGCGACCTCGTCCGGCGGCAGGAGCCGGTAGCCCGTACCCTCCAGGGCGGCCTCGGCCAGGCCGGGATCATCCGTGACCGTGACCAACGCTGCCAGGGCTTGGAGCGGCGTTGGCCGGTCTTCCTTGCTGGCCGCCGCCCAGTTGTTCAGGGCGTGGACAGATACCTCGTGCCCGGTCAGCCGGGATATCTCCTCGGCCACCACCTCGCGACTGAGACCGCACCGGGTCAACGCCCGGCTCAGCGCGCTCTGGACACCCTCGCACGTGCGCAGGCTGCCGTTTTGCAGCTTCTGCGACGGCAAGCTGGACATCGGCAGGGTCAACTGGACCATCCGATTGTCTGATGTTGCCTTGCGCTTAGACATTGCGTCCCTGGTTGTCAGCGGGTACAAGGTGATTCATAGTGGTTACGCGTTGATCGCGGTGGCGATGTCCTGCCCCTGCACGATCTCGCCGCGCTTGAGGCCCAACTTCACCGCGATGCAATGCGTCTTGCCGCGCGTGGGGTTGCGCCGCCCGGCCAGGACCTCGTAGACGAGGTTCGGCGGGAAACCATTAGCAATGGACCAGTCGGAGATGCTGATGCCCTTGCGTCGAAATTCCTCTTTGATGTCCTTGGGGGTTCGAGACATGTTGTAATCCTTTGGTTTCCTCTTTTTTTCTACCGATGGTGTGAACTACCGGCGTGTTTGTGTGAAAAGAGATAGTACACTTTTGTGTACCTGTCAACGATAGAGGTTCACTTTTTTATGCTTTTTGGGGAACGGATTATCCAAGAGCGCAAGCGTCTTGGGCTTACACAAGCTGAAGCTGCTAAATTCTGTGGGGTTACCCGTGGGATGTGGTTACGTTACGAAGGAGATAAGGCCGTAATGAGAACGGATGTTCTTTCCAAGTTCGCAGCAGCTGGGGCTGATGTTGGTTATATTTTGACAGGTACTTATGCTCGTTCCCCGGAGCTGACCCCACGCGAGGCCGCGCTCCTGGACAACTACCGACATAGCCCGGAAGAAGCCCGGCGGAACTTGGAAAAGACGAGCGCTCTACTTGCGCAACGTGAGGACGGGGAAATAAAGGACGTGGGCTAAAACAGGAGGGTGAGGACGGATGATCAAGAAGAAAATGCTGTTTGCGGTTGCCTCACTCCTGATTGTGGCGTGTTTAGGAGGCTGCGGTGGAAGTGAAGACTCCACTACGAATATTGCCATTCCGACAGACACTCCCCCGGAGGCTGCCAAACTCATCCGAGAGGTGACGCCCTTGCTTGAAAAACGCCTGCCAGGATTATCCAAGTATCAGTCGTTACTCCAGTTTGTTGGCGCTACTGGTCCACACGAAGTCCACCTCACCAACGGGGAATGGGTGAAAGTGGTCACTCTTGAATTTAAAGTGGCCGCAAAGGGGCTTCCGCCTAGTCTGGCGGGTTGCCAAGGGCATCACATTCGCATTGAGGTTGAAGAAAATGGGCGTCGACTGTTTATCAATAAACGCACAGGCGAGGCTGTTTTGCTGGACCGCCCGTTCAAGTCTTCGACCGGAGATGTCATTATCCACCTTTAGCTTTGAAAAGACGAGCGACGATTTTATTTCATGGTCAGACCAAATTCCTTTTAATATAAGTCAGATCAATCCCCCCCAGGCCGCTATCCGAAGCGGCCTTTTTAGTAACCTCCGTTACAGGCTTTCCTCACCGTAGCGCGGTAGTCCAAAAGAAGGAGCCGGAAGGATCTCTCCTTCCGGCTCTGCGTCAGCGGCTACCGTCGTCTTTGCCTTCGGTTTTCGAGTCCCGGGTGAACACCCTTTCGGATCGTGGTTGTTGGGTGTTCTTGGCGACTTCGATAGGCCGGATGGGCTCCGCCTCCTTTTTCGGGGGAGGCGGCGACGGAGTCTTGCTTTCTTCTGCCATTGCGCTCACCTCCTTTTGCCGCTGTTGCGTGTGTGTTCACCAGCCCAGGAACAGGTCAAGCCCGGCCAGGGCCGCGAAGCCAACGGACAGGAGCGTCAGCAATGACATGGATCGTAATTTTATTCCTTTTTGGCTTATTGCTGTTGTTTGGCGACTGATCTCCGCATCCAGGGCGGCGATCATGGAAGGGTAGAGCTTGGTCGAACCTGGCTCGGAAGCCATTTCATGCGCCATGGTAGCGAGGTTTGTAAAATCACCGAGCGGAAGACTGGCTCTGCCGCGCCCGCGAAGAGAGTCCACCCCCAGGACGAACGCGGAAAAGACTCCCAGCAACGCCACGGCAGCAAAAACAAAAAACCAGTCTGTAGGTACGCAGACCGCCCCGCCCCATTGGATTCCGCCGGAAACAGCCTTGTAGAAAAAGCCCACTTCCAACGTCGCCACCAAGGACGAAAGCCAGAGATACGTTCGCAATAGTCCGGCCTGATAGTTCGGAAGGTCCATGCTGACGTGCTTGTATTCGTCATACGCCGTCTTGGTTAGAATGGTGAGGGCCGTTTGATATTTGCCGTGATCAAAGTCGCTCATGTCCACTCCTGGTTTTGTTCCTGCAAGGTATAGACGATAACGAAAATATCGTCCATTCGGGCGGCCTTTTTAGTAACCTCCGTTACAGGCTTTCCTTGGCAAAGCGGTCCATAGTGAGACCTGCTTTGTTTGCGGTCGCGATCCACGCGGCCCCAAAACCGAGGAGGCCTCACTATGCGTTTATCCCATCTGCCCCGCATGACGACCCCGTCCCTGTTCGGCCTGGCCCTGCTGGCGCTCGTGGCCCTGGCCGCGCCCCAGCAACTGCCCATCATCGCCTACAAGCTCGCCCTAGTGACGAGCGCGGGCGTGGCCGGATACGGCCTGGACCGCGCCTTGTTTCCCTATGGCCGCCCACACGTCATGACGCCCGATCTGGCCCAGCCCCGTGAGCTGGGCGAGGACGAGGTGGGCGATCGTGTGTGGGATGTGCTGTACATCGTGGCCCAGGGCCGCCGCGCCATCATTGTGGCCGCCGCCATGCTGGCCGTGGGCCTGGGGTTGTAACCGTGTCCTGGTCACTGTTTCTGTTCCAATTCGTTGGTAACCTGATCGCGATCGGTGTGTCAGGGGGGATTTACCGCGACGACTACACCGGACCGCACCGCGTACGCGACTACATCGCGGTCCTGGCCGTGGTCGCTCTGCTGGCGGCCTGTTCCGGGGCGTTCCTCCCCCGCATCGCCGCCGCCCAGGAGATCCCGCGTGCGGCCCAGCACTACCGATCCGACCTGATCCGCTGCGCCCGCGCCGAGTGGGGGCTGGACGCGCCTTGTGCGGTGTTTGCCGCCCAGGTGCATCAGGAATCCCTGTGGCGTGCGGACGCCCGATCCCGCGTGGGCGCGGGCGGCCTGGGTCAGTTCATGCCCGCCACCGCCGACTGGTTCCGCACGGTCCGGCCCGACCTCGGCCCGGCCAATCCGTACAACCCCGGCTGGGCGCTGCGCGCGCTCTGCGCGTATGACCGCTGGCTCTGGCAGCGCGTCCAGGCCGTGGAGGACTGCAACCGCATGGCCATGACCCTCAGCGCCTACAACGGTGGATTAGGCTGGCTGAACCGCGACAAGCGCCTGGCGGCCAGCATGGGATTCGACCCGGCCCGCTGGTGGGACCACGTGGAGACCGTGAACGCGGGACGCGCCGGATGGGCCATCAAGGAAAATCGCGGCTACCCGCGCCGCATCCTGCACGTGCTCACGCCGCTGTATGAGGCCGCGGGGTGGGGCCGGGGAGTTTGCCCATGATCATGACGCTCCTGTCCGCCGTGTCCGGCAAGTGGAAGTGGATCGGCATCGGTGCGGGCGTATTGCTGCTCATGGCCGTGCTCTGCGGCTTGGCTGCCTGGCGCGGCTACCGCTCCGGATTCGACCGGGCCGATGCGGACCGCCGGGCCGAGATTGCCGAGTTGCACGCGGAACATGCCGAGGCACTGGCCAGTGCCGAGCGCATCGCCCGCGAACGGCTGGAGGCGGAGACCACCCGCGCCACGACGTTGGAACGGCAATACCTGGCCGCCGTCAAAACCATTGCGGCCCAGCGCCGCACAATCTCCAACGAGAGGATACGCCATGCGAACCGTGATCTTGATCCTGATGACCTGTGCCGCCTTGGCCCTGACTGGGTGCGCCTCTACAACGAGGCCGCCGGTGCCGGTGACCGTGGTCACGCCCTGGGTGGAACCGCCCCCGGCACTGCTGATGCGGCCGGAACCGGCCAGGCCGTTGACGCCCGGATACTTCCAGGAGGTGACACCGTGACGCCCGCCGACGTACTGGCGCACATGCGCGACTACGGCGCGCGCTGCCGCGCGCTGGAGGCGCAGTTGAACGCCCTGATCGCCTGGATCGAGGGAGGCAATCCCCACGCGGAGGCTGCGCCGTGAGCGAAATCACGTTTCCCGTCTGGCAGCTGGCGGCCCTGGGGTTGACGATGCTCCTCTCTTTTTGGGGATTTGTCTTCGCAGTTTGGAAGATCGTGCACAAGCATCAGGCCCGGCAGGCAGAGTCCGCGCTATCCTGCGCCAAGGCCGCGGCAGCGCGCGCCGAGGATAACGAGAAGGATCTGCTCCGGCTGCGCGCCGAACTGCCGGTGGAATACGTCCGGCGGGAGGATTGGGTGCGAAATCAAACCATTATTGAGGCCAAGCTTGACGCTCTGGCCGCACACCTGGCCCAAGGAGGTCACAGTGGCTGTTGATCATGACCGCGTGCGGCGCGAACACATGCGCTGGGTGCTGATGCTGACCCTGAATAACGCGCGGCCCATGGGCTGCCACGATGCCGTGGCCCTGGCCACGATCCAGGGCGTGTATCCCGACGCCACCGGGCTCGAAACCCGACGCGAGCTGGATTACCTAGCCGAGCGCGGGCTTGTGGATTTGCAGAAGCTGCCGGACGGACGCTGGGTCGCCAAATTAAACCGCTACGGCGTGGACGTGGCCGAGTATACCGTGGACTGCGAACCCGGCATTGCCCGGCCCGAAAAGTATTGGTAGCCGCCATGCCTAGAAGATCAGCCGTGCTGACCCTGCCGCCGTCGGTCAAGGATTGGCTGGACAAGGCGCTGTGCGAGGCGGGCTTTGCGGGCTACCAGCTGCTGGCCGACGAACTGCGGGCGCGCGGATACGACATTTCCAAGTCGTCCCTTCATCGCTACGGACGGCAGTTCGAGGAACGTCTGGCCGCGCTCAAGGTTGCCAGCGAGCAGGCCCGCGCCATCGTGGACACCGCCCCCGACCACGAAGGGGCCATGAGCGAGGCCTTGATGCGACTCGTTCAGGAGAAGCTGTTCAGCGTGTTGCAGGACATCGAAGTGGATCCGGCCAAGGTCAATCTTGCCAGCCTGGCCAAGTCCATCGCCGAGCTGGCCCGGGCCAGCGTGACGCAAAAGAAGTTTGCGGAAGAGGTCCGGGAGCAGGCTCGCAAGGAGGCCGAGGCCAAGCTGAACGATTCCGTGAGCGTCGTGGCCCAGGAGGCGCAGCGCGAACAGTTGACGCCCGCCCAGGTGCTGGAGCGCGTCAAGGCCATTTACCGGGGTGAGGCATGAGCGGCATCCTCCTGCCGTTCCAGCGCCGCTGGGTGGACGACCAGGCCCGCTTCAAGGTCGGCATGTTCGCCCGCCAGACGGGCAAAACCTTCTCCACGACCCTAGAGATCGCCGAGGATATCGTGGAACACGACGTCCACGGCAGGCGCACGAGGTGGGTCATCCTCTCCAGGGGCGAGCGCCAAGCGCGCGAGGCCATGAACGAAGGCGTCAAGCTGCACCTGCGCGCCCAGGGCATGGCCTTTGACGCCATCGAAACCGAATCCGGCTACCGCTACGAAGACGGCTCCAGCATCAAGGCCTTGGAAGTAGTGCTTAAGCACGGCTCCAGGGTCACGGCGCTGCCCGCCAATCCGGACACGGCGCGCGGCTTCTCGGCCAATGTCTTTCTGGACGAGTTCGCCTTCCATGCGGATAGCCGCAAGATTTGGTCCGCGCTGTTTCCGGTCATATCCAAACCCGGCCTGAAGCTGCGCGTGGTCTCCACGCCCAACGGCAAGGGCAACAAATTTTACGAGCTGATGACCTCGTCGGCGCTGGCGAACGTCTGGAGCCGCCATGTGGTGGACATCTACAACGCGGTGAAAGATGGGCTGCCACGCGACATCAAAGAGCTGTGCGCGGGCATCGCGGACGCGGATGCCTGGGCGCAAGAGTATGAACTCCAGTGGCTGGATGAGGCCTCGGCCTGGCTCTCCTACGATCTGATTAACGCCGTGGAGCACGGACGCGCCGGGGATCCCTCGCTGTATGCGGGCGGACCCTGCTTCGTGGGCGTGGACATCGGCCTGCGCCGCGACCTGTTCGTGATCTGGGTGCTGGAGGCCGTGGGCGACGTACTTTGGACCCGCGAAGTGGTCGCGCGCCGCCGCATCCCCTTTGCCGAGCAGGACGCCCTGCTGGACGACGTGTTCCGCCGCTACCGCGTGGTGGGCTGCCGCATGGACCAGACCGGCATGGGCGAAAAACCCGTGGAAGACGCGCAACGCCGCCATGGCGAGGTCCGGGTGCAAGGCGTGCTGTTCAACGCCGCGACCAAACTCTACCTCGCCACGCTGGGCCGCGAGGCCTTTGAGGACCGCACGATCCGCACCCCGCTCGGCGATGCCGAACTGCGCGCGGACCTGCACAAGCTGCGCCGGGAAAACAGCCCCACCGGAGCGCCGCGCTTTGTTGCGGAAAGCGATGGCGCGGGCCACGCGGACCGGGCCTGGGCATGCTTCCTGGCTCTGGCCGCCGCCGATACCGGACAGGAAATCTTCGCCTACCATGCCGTGCCGCGCCATCGCGGACCGGATGACGACCGCCAATCCCGGCCCGTGCGCGTCACAGCCGGGTTCCGCCGAGGAGCGTTGTAAATGCCGAAATTGTACGATCATCGCGGCAATCCCATCGACCTCTCCGCGCTGCGCCGCGAGCAGGCCGCCCCGACCCTGACCGGCATCCGGACCATCTGGAGCGAGCCCGTGGCCAGCGGCCTGACCCCGGCCCGGCTGGCCCGCATTCTGCGCCAGGCCATCGAAGGGGACGCCGCAGAATATCTGATCCTGGCTGAAGAGATGGAAGAGCGCGACCTGCATTACTCCTCTGTGCTCTCCACGCGCAAGCGGGCCGTGGCGGGCATTGACCCCACGGTGGAAGCGGCCAGCGACGACGCCCGCGACGTAGAGATCGCGGACGCGGTGCGCGGCCTAGTGCGCGCCCCAGAATTCCCCGGCTTGGTCACGGACCTGCTCGACGCTTTGGGCAAGGGATATTCGGCCTGTGAGATCCTCTGGGACCGCACGGACAGCCGCTGGACCCCGCGTGAATACCTCTGGCGCGATCCCAGGTTTTTCGTCTTTGACCGCGCGTCCATGCAGCGGCTGCGGCTGCTGGACGAGGGCGCCTCCTTCGAGGGGCGCGACCTGCCGCCGTTCAAGTTCCTGGTGCATATTCCCAAGCTCAAGTCCGGCATCCCGATTCGCTCCGGCCTGGCCCGGCTCGCTGCTGCCGCCTACATGTGCAAGACTTTTACAGTCAGTGACTGGATGGCCTTTGCCGAAGTCTTCGGCATGCCCCTGCGCGTGGGCCGCTACGGACCCAACGCCACGGACCGGGACATCCAAACCCTGATCCGCGCCGTGGCCAATCTGGGTACGGATGCGGCCTGTGTGCTGCCGGATTCCATGCGCATCGAATTCCAGGAGGCGGCCAAGGCCTCGGGCGGACCGGATCTGTTCCCGCGTCTGGCCGAATGGCTGGACCGCCAGGTCTCCAAGGGCGTGCTCGGCCAGACCATGACCGCGGACGACGGCTCGTCTCAGGCTCAGGCCAACGTGCACGACGACGTGCGCCTGGACATCCGCAAGGACGACGCCAGGCAGGTCGCCGCCACCATCGACCGCGATCTGGTCCGGCCCTTTGTGGATCTCAACTGGGGGCCGCCGAAAAACGGCTATCCGCGTGTACGGCTCCAGGTGCCGGAGCCGGAGGACATCGCGGCCCTGGCCGATGCCCTGGCCAAGCTCGTGCCGCTCGGCAGGCTAGGTATTGAAGCCAGCGTGGTGCGCGACCGCCTTGGCTTTCCGGATCCGGCAGAAGGGGCGGTGCTGCTGGGCGAGGGCTATGAACCTATGGCCATGAACCGCAGAAGCGACCACGGCCTGGCCCGTGGCCGCAATCGCGCCGGAGCCATGCCGGACCCGGACGCCGAACTGGTGGAGCTGGCGGACGACGCCCTGACCGACTGGGAGCCGCTGCTGGCTCCGGTGATCAACCCGGTGCTGGAGCTGGCTGCCCGGTCCGGCAGCTATGACGATTTCCTGGCGGGCCTGCCCGCTCTGGTCAGCGGAGAGGCCGGCGGCGGAATGAATGCGAACGCCCTGGTGCGCAGTTTGGCCGAAGCGGCGTTCAAGGCGCGGGGCCTAGGCGACGGGAGCGACCAGTGAGCGTATCTTCTCCCGGCCCGGTGCCCAAGGAAGCCCTGGAATATTTCCGGGCCAAGGGGCTGAGGCCCGCCTTTTCCCACCTCGATGTTTGGCGCGAGGAGCACGCCGCATCCTTTACCGTGGCCAAGGCCATGCAGACGGACCTGCTCGGCGAGATCCGCGCCGAGGTGGACCGCGCCCAGGCTGAGGGGCGCACCTTCCGGGGCTTCGCCCAAGACCTCGCGCCCCGGCTCCAGGAGCGCGGCTGGTGGGGCGCGGCGGAAATGACCGACCCGCTCACGGGCAAGACTCGCATGGTCCAGCTGGGCAGCCCGCGCCGCCTGAAAATCATCTACCAAACCAACCTGCGCACGGCCCGCGCCGCCGGGCAGTGGGAGCGCATCCAGCGCACCCGCAAGAGCCTGCCGTATCTGCTCTATCAGCTCGGCCCCAGCCGGGAGCACCGGCCCGAGCACGTAGGCTGGCACGGCCTGCTCCTGCCCGTGGACGATCCCTGGTGGGAGACGCACATGCCGCCCAACGGCTGGGGCTGCAAATGCCGCGTGCGCCAGGTCTCCGGGCGCGAGGCCGAGCGCCTGGGCGCGTCGGGCGTGCCCGCGCCCGAACCCATGCAGGAGATCGACCCGGACGCGGGCCTACCCACCGGGCATGTGCAGTCCAGCAGCGTGCCCGTACGTCGGCAGGCTCCGGCCACTCGGCGGAGGGAGTGGATCAACAAGCGCACCGGCGAGGTGCACCAGGTGCCGGAAGGCATCGACCCCGGCTGGGACTACAACCCCGGCATCGCCGGGCGACTGCGCTCCTCGCTGGATCAGGCCGCGGATAAGCTGGCCGCCGCCGACCGCTCGGACACGGCGGCCACGGTGCGCAGCCTGGTGCAGGGGCCGCCGTTTGCGACATGGTTGCAACATCCGAAAGGAGACTTCCCCATCGGCGCGCTGAGAGATGAGGACGCGGCCAGCCTGGGCGCAAAAGTCCGCTTGGTGCGGCTCTCGCCAGAAACCCTGGCCAAGCAGCTACGCCAGCATCCTGACCTGGCGTCCACGGAATACGCCTGGGTCCAGGAGGCCCTGGACCGGGGCGAGCGCATCCAGGACGGGGCCGCGAGTTTGGTTTATGTTTTGGAGGAGGAAGGCTACGTGTCCGTGGTCAAGGCCACGCGCACGGGTAAGGCGCTGTTTTTGACCTCGTTCCGCCGCCTGTCGAGCAACGCGCTCAAGCGGGGCATAGAGCTGCGCCGGCTGCGGAGCAAAAGCTAAACCCCGCATCGCGGACGATACGGGGTTTATGTCGGACGGCTGGCGGGGCCTCCCTCCGGCGAACCGGCAACCCCGCATGGCGCTCCGGCGCTGTGCGCCGTGCTACGGCCGGGAGTATATCACCGTGTCGCAGCCATCCAAGTCCTCAATATCCCGTCCTGGCTGCCCCGTCAACGCCGTGGCGTGATTTTTGCGCGAGAATGGCCCGGTTTGGTCCGACCATTTCCGGACGCCTCATTGTCCGGGTCTTAGGCCAAACGATCGCGACAGGGCGTTCGCGAACGTTTCTGAACACGCTTCCCTGTCGGCCATCCATCCCGTAGCGCGCCGGTTCCCCGGCACTGGCCCGACGCGATTAGTAACCCCGGTTACAAGACCTGTCCCCGCACATGGTTCATGCTGCCCGCATGAACACCCACGCCACCGCTTTCAATATCGAGCTGCCGCCGGGCGGCGCACCGGAATGGATCGAACTGATCCCGGCTGGTCCGGTTGTCCGGGGCCGCGATGGCCGCGCCTGGCGTTTTGATACGGAAGACGCTTCCGCCGTGCTGTCCGCGTTCCAGTCCGGTCCGTTCTTACCTGTCGATTGGGAACACGCCACGGACGTGCGCGGCACCCAGGGGTTGGACGCCCCGGCGGCGGGTTGGATCACCGAACTGCAAGACCGCTCCGGCGCGCTCTGGGGCCGGGTGGATTGGACGCCACGCGCCCGCGCGCAGATCGAATCCCGCGAATACCGCTACGTCAGCCCCGTGTTTACCTACCGCAAGTCCGACGGCGCGATTCGCCTGCTGGAATCCGCCGGTCTGACCAATGTCCCGAACCTGCGCCTCACGGCACTTAATCGCCGGGCGCATAACCAGGAGGATGATGCAATGTTGTTGAAGGCGCTGTGCAAGCTCCTCGGCCTGCCGGAGACGGCCACCGAGGAACAGGTCACGCAGGCCGTGACCAAGTTGAACACCGACCTGGCGTCGGCAAAAAACCGGGCGATTCCTGCCGGGTTGTCCGAAGCACTCGGCTTGGCCGTGGATGCGGACGCATCCACGCTGCTGGCCAAGGTGGGCGAGCTGGCCGAACAGGCCAAGGCCGCCAACAAGCCCCAGCCCGGGGCCGAACCCGCCGGGCTGGACCTGACCCGCTACGTACCCCGTGCGGACTACGACCAGGCCCAGAACCGGGCGTCCGCCGCCGAAACCCAGCTGGCCGAAATCCGCAAGCAGGCCCAGGACGAGGAGATCGGCACGGCTGTGAACCGCGCCATCGCCGAAGGCAAGATCGCCCCGGCGTCCAAGGAGTTCTACGTGGCCGCGTGCCGCCGGGAGGGCGGACTGGAAGAGTTCCAAAAGTTCGCCGATGCCGCGCCCCAGGTCATCAAGGATCCGCAGCTGCCCGCCGCGCCCCAGACTGGCGGCTCCGGCCTGAGCGACGAGCAGCGCGCCGTGTGCCGCAACATGGGCCTGGACGAAACCGAATTCGCCAAGAGCCTGAAGGAGGAAAAGTAAATGGCCCTGACCGCAGACCGCAACACCGTGCGCATCGAAGGCGTGCTGTTCGAGCGTCCCGTGGCCGCCGGTGCCGTCATCTACGCCGGGGCGCTGGTGGCCCTGAACACCGACGGCAACCTAGTGCCCGCGTCCGCCGATCCCGACCTCCAGGTGGACGGCAGGGCCGAGGAGCGGGTGGATAACTCCGGCGGCGCAGCAGGCGACCTGACCTGCCGCGTCCGGCGCGGCTGCTTCCGCTACGCCAACTCCGCCACCGACCCCATCACCCTGGCCGCCGTCAATAGTACGGCCTACGCCGAGGACGACGAGACCGTGGCCAAGACCGACGCCACCACGAGTCTTCCGGCCGCTGGCATCATCATGGACGTGGACGACCTCGGCGTCTGGATCACAATCTAAGGAGACATGACACCATGATTATCAACAGCGCCAACCTAGCTGCCTTGTTCACGGGCTTCAAGCTGGTCTTCAACAAGGCCTTCGAGGGGTCGCGCAGCGACTTCGAAAAACTGGCCATGGTCGTGCCGAGCACCACCAGCCAGGAGGTCTACGCATGGCTCGGCCTGACCACGCGCTTTCGGGAGTGGATCGGCGACCGCGTGGTCCAGAACCTGAAGACCCATAATTTCACCATCCGCAACAAGAAGTACGAGGACACGGTGGGCGTCAAGCGCGACGCCATCGAGGACGACCAGTACGGGGTCTACAACCCGCTGGTGGCCCAGCTGGGCCAGGACGCCAAGACCCACCCGGACGAGCTGGTCTTCGCCCTGCTGGCCGCCGGATTCGCCTCGCCCTGCTACGATGGCCAGTATTTCTTCGACACGGACCACCCCGTGATCGGCGAAAACGGCGAGGTGACCAGCGTGTCCAACATGCAGGCCGGATCTTCGACCCCGTGGTACCTCTTCGACACCAGCCGCATGGTCAAGCCGCTGATCTTCCAAAAACGCAAGGACTACAAATTCGTGCCTCTGAACAAGGATACGGCCCAAAACGTGTTCATGCGCGACGAATACCTCTTTGGCGTGGATGCCCGCTGCAACGTGGGCTACGGACTCTGGCAGCTGGCCCACGGTTCCAAGGCTACGCTCAATGCCACCAACTACGGCCTGGCCCGCGCCGCGCTCATGGGCATGAAGGGCGACAACGGCAAGCCCCTGGGCATCCGCCCCACGCTGCTGGTTGTCCCGCCGACGTTAGAAGGCGCGGCCCTGGAAGTGGTCAAGGCCGAGCGCGACGCGAGCGGCGCGACCAACGTCTACCGCGACACCGCCGAAGTCCTTGTGACTCCGTGGCTGGCTTAGGAGGGATGAGCAATGCCTGTAACCATCACCGCCAGGCGTGACGGCTTCCGCCGTTGCAATGCGGCCCATGCGGCCACGCCCACCGAGTACCCGGACGACCACTGGACGGACGAGCAGCTGGCGCAGCTCAAGGCCGAACCCAACCTGGTCGTGGTCGTCACCTCGGCCACGCCCGACGCCAAGCCTGAAACCAGAAAAAATGACGCCAAGCCCGGAGGAGGCAAGTAGGTCATGGCCTACGCAACCTACGACGATTTA